TTTATTAAACAAATCAGAAGTCTTTTTAAATTTCCAAACAGTTACACCGTCTACGATTTTTACAAAAGTGTATTTAATTTCATGTCTTGTGAGATAATTAAATTCATCAACCCAGACACAATTATACTCATGGTCTATTTTCGCCATGTTCTTCACCTCATTCCGTAAAAAAAATGGGTAAGATATTTTACTAAAATAGATTAGTTTATATCTTACCCATCAATAATATACACTAATTTATTTACACTCGTTTTATTCATAATATTTACAATCCCGCTTCTGGTCTATCTCAACATATCTGTCCTTATCAGCACAATATTTTTGACTAATACATAGCTGGTTTAGCGTAGCTTCGGTACCCTTATGCTTGCAGAATATCATAGTTTTGCCTGTCTGGTGAGATACTTGTTCGTAGGAATTTTTACACATATAACCACCTATATTTTAAATTCGAAATCAGGTTTTCCTATTTCGCCTTTATATCTTATATTTACTGTGTTCCCCACAAAACTTTCAATGTTTATTATTCGTATTCCATAATTATCAAACATCACATCTAATGTTTTGGAATGTTTATTATAAGAAATTACAGGACATTCTTTTTCTTTGAAATCGTTTTTAGGAGATTGCCGTTTCGCCTTTTTCGTTATATATTCATTTTCCGGTGTTGCTAAAGATTCTGTACCAATTTTTTTATCTGGCTTTAATTCGTTTTCAATCATTTATATAATCCCTTCGTATGATAATTAGATAATAAGGACGGATGCGATAACTGATACACATCCGTCCTTATTATTTTGGGTATTACTACTCAACAACAACATTAACTTCGTCTGAGATACCATTATAGGACACCGTAATAGTTGCTGTTCCAGATGCCACTGCAGTAACTACACCATCTGCGTCAACTGTAGCAGTGGCAGGTGTATCACTGACAAATGTACAATCTGTATTATCTAGCTCAATAGGAGAGTAGAGACCGCCCTTCAAGCCAATAACAGAGATTGTAGCAGTCGTATTTGTGGCCGTATCAACTTTAACAGTGTCAGGAGTAGCAGCAATTTCAGTTACAGCAATTACTTTTTCTGTTTCGTCAAACTCAGTAATATATGCATATACACTGCCATCAGCACAAGTATCACCTTCAACTGCAAGAGCTTTTCCTTCCAAAGAAGTAGAAGTAACACCATCTGGCGTAAATTCAATATTAAAATTACCATTTAACTGATATGATGGAATTTCGATTTGAACACTACCAACTTTTCCACGCTTACTATTGTGCTTATCTGCATCAAGAACAAGGCGTCCTACAAATGGAGTAGATTCAGCATCAATTGTAATACTTTTTGCATTTCTGCTATATTTGTAAGTTGCCTTTACAGAGTCCTTATCATCTGTTAAACCAAATTTAGTCATATCAATCGTAGTGCCAGTAGGTTCAACTGTAACTATTGTTCCGTTAGGAAGTTCGACTGCAACATTTCCTATTGGAGTGGTAGAAAGAACACCAGTACCGTTTGTTAAAATTACGCATTCCCCTAACTTATAAACATCTCTCATGCCTTCTGTAATTTTTGAACCTGAAGCCATTGCAATATATTCTAACTTCCAGTCAGCAGCTTCCAGTGTGGCACTTAAAGCTCTTCCATATTTGAATGCATAAAGAAGTTTATTACCCTTTCCGCCCTTAACCTCTTGTTCCTCCATTGAGACTTCCAAAGAAGCATTTAAATTAGTCGTTCCAGTACAGGCAAGAACATCTTCTACATAGAATGCGAAATCTGCTGTACTAACTAAAAAATCTTTGTTGTTTTTCTTAGACATTTTGTTTCCTCCCATTTTTGGTATAAAATAAAAAAAGAACAGATAAAACCTGTTCTACATTAACTGTTTGCATTTGCTAATTTTCCCTTTAAAGAGTTTTCATCTGTTTTCAAATTCTTATATTTATCATCGTCTTCAAGAGATATCATCCAATGTTTAATTGGTTCTTTAAACGAAACCATTCCACTGCATTCACCTGTTTTGGCAATTGTATATCCTTCATGAAGCTGATACCGTTTAATATAACGCCAGAATTTTCTGATTGTCATGTTCTTAACATATTCCTCAGTAGTACTCATAGCTATAATTAAAGAATCAATATAATCTTCAACAGTTGCTTTGTTTTCATCTTTATTGAGATCCTTCTGGGCTTTAAGCAGCCTTTGTTCCGTATCATAATTTAAAAATTCATCAATATCAAAATCAATATCATTTTGAATAATAATTATTCTTCTTAAATCTTCAAATACTTCAGGCGTAATAATTTCATTATTAATGGACAATCCTTCTTGAGTTATTTTGACCTCTTGATTCTGACAGCACAGTTGCAATAACTGCAAAGTTAAGATTAGGTATTGAGATAATCCAATGATGTTATATTCTTTTTCTAATTCTGTATTTCCTAAAGCAAAAAACAAAAAATTTAAATAATCCATC